TGGGGGTGGGGGAGGGGGCCGTGCCGGCGCGCGCATGAACTCCCGCTTAGGGCGGAAAAATCTCAGCGCCAAAATGCCCCATAGTCAAAAATGTCTGTCAGTCCTGTATGGCAGGAATGTCTGTCAGTTCTGAAAACCCGCGGCCTCCTGCACCCTATATGTCAAAAATGTCTGTCAAAAATTTACGGCCCTCACGCGCACGCACGGGACAAAAATGTCTCAACCCTCTCCAACCCTCTCCAACCCTATCGGCTGGCCCACTTGACCGCAAAGGCGCAAACCCCTATAGACCTAAAGGTCACAACAGGAGACAGACCATGATCATCGGTTATGTCAGGACCAGCACCGCGGACCAGGTCGCGGGTTTCGAGGCGCAGAGGCGGGACCTGCTGGCCGCTGGCGTCGATGCTCCGCACCTGTGGGGGGAGAAGGCATCGGCGGTCGGGGAGCGCCCGGTCCTCGAAAGGCTTCTGGCGTCTCTCGCCCCCGGCGATGTGCTGGTCGTGACGAAGATTGACCGGCTGGCGCGATCTGTCGTGCATCTCGGCCACCTGCTCGAGCGCATCCACGGGGCCGGGGCGTCCCTGCGCATCCTGAACCTCGGGATGGACACGGCGACGCCGACCGGGAAGCTGATGCTGAACGTGCTCGGGGCCGTGGCGCAGTTCGAGCGCGAGATGATGTTGGAACGGCAGCGCGAGGGGGTGGCGAAGGCGAAGGCGGAAGGGCGCTACAAGGGCAGGCCGCCCACGTTCACCGATGGCGAGATCGCGGCGGCGTGGTCGGAGGGGAGCGCGGAAGTGGCGGCGCGGATGCTCGGGGTGTCCGTGAGACACGCATGGCGGCTCAGGCTGCGGACGGGATGGAAGCCAGGTCGCAAACGCAAGCTTGGGCCGCGCATGAAAAACCCCGCCGGCACGGAAGTGTGACGGCGGGGTCGGAGCGACAGGGAGGAAACGACCCCAAGGGCCGAGCGGGAGACTGCCCCCACAGCCCTTGACCTGTCAAGCGCCCGCTGGCACAACGAGGCGAACAGGAGTTGAGACGATGGCCAGGAAACCCGAAGCGCCCCCGCCGCCTCCGCCCCCGGCGGTCGAGCCCGCTGCTGCCGAGACGGCTGCGGCCCCTCCCCCGCCTGTCGCGCCGGCCAAGCCGCTGATCGAGCCCCCCGCCCGCAAGGCCGCGGCTCCCGTCGTCTCGCCGCGCAGCGCGCCCGACGCGGATGTCGCCACCGCGAAGCTGGCCATGGCCCGGCAGGCGCAGCTCGGCATCGCCGTCGGCCCGATCCCCGGCGATGTCCAGGGCGAAGTGGCCGGCAGCGACGGGCAGGCCACCGTCTACCGCGGCAACATCGCCGTCGGTCCCATTCTCGACTGATCGGGGGCTGTCATGCGCAAGGCGACTTTCCCGGTGCGCAACGGCAACAGCGTGATCATCGTGCCCGTGCCGCCCGTCGACACCTACGCCGGCAACGGCGAGGCCAGGGGCAACACGGCCTCGCGCCCCTCGGGCGTGCCGCACATGTCGTCCTACTACGACACCGACCTGCTCGAGGAAATCTACTGGAACGTCCATCGTAACCGGTGGGAAGCGTTCGACGGCACGTCGAGGGCCTGATGGCCAAGTACCCCGTCAGGGATGGCAACGGCGCGGTCGTCGTGGCGGGTTACGAGGTCGACGCGACCCCGACCCCGCCCAACGACATCAGCGACGACTATCCCGTCCTCGACGGCAACGGCGCAACGATCATCCCCGATCGCGGCATCGTCCCCGCGACCATCCCCGCCGACCCCGACACGTCCGGCCGCACGGACGTGTCGCGCTATCCCGTGCTCGACGGCGCAGGTAACGTCATCATCGCCGATCGCCCTGGCGGCGACGTAGGCCCCGTCACCGATCCGGGCGTGACCGCGATCCAGGCCGAGGGCTGGAAGGCCACGTTCACGTCTCCCCCTACCTTCGATCCCGAGGGCGCGCCGCAGTTCGTGGTGGTGGACAGCCCCGGCTACGACACGGCCGGCCTGCCGGTGACGCGACGCCGCACCATCCCGATCACGAAGCGCATCCGCCAGCCCTATCCGAACCACGCGACGCTGACGGCCTCCGACGTGGCGCTGAGCCACTATGTCTATGCCGGGGACAGCATCGTCGGGGCGGCCGCCAACGATTCGGCCGTGCCCTATCCCAAGGTGATCGCGGACTGGGCGCTGCCGCCCAAGCGCCACTGCCCGCCTGGCGGCACGCTGGCCGTTGAGGTGGTGGCGCTTCACGCTTTCGCCCGCAACGGCCGGCCGGTGGCCTGCGTGCGCATCACCGGTACGCCCTCCTCGGGCAGTCCCGTCACCAGAACGGCCACGTGGCAGCGCTCGGCGGACGGCACGCCGTGCTACCGCGCCGCCTTCCCGTTCGGGGACTTCACGCCCGGTCAGGATGTCAGCTTCACGTTCGCGTGCTTCCCGTGGATCGGCGATGCCTCGGCCGTCCGCGACACCTCGGCCGGCAGCTTCCCCTCCTACGCGGCAGCCTCCGCCCCGCAGGTGCACTGGTGGGGCGCGCCTCCCAGCCAGCGCGTGGCCTTCGTCTCCGTCTCCGGCAACGACGGGACGGGGGCGGTGCAATCGAGCCTCGCCGCCGCCAGGGCCGCGCCGTTCGCCAGCCTGGCCGCCGCCCTCCAGGCGCTTGTCAGCGACGGCGGAGCCAATCTGTCGGGGGCCCGGCTGGTCATCGGAGCGGGCACGCACAGCTGGCCATCGGCCAGCCCGACCGGCACGCGCCTGGCGCCCGACACCTGGTTCAGCATCGAGGGCGACCCGGACGATCCCGACCCGAGGACCAACTGCGTGGTGCAGGCGGCCGGCACCAGCTACATCGCCCCCCTGGCGCCCGCTGCGGGCGCGTATGCCTGGGCGCGGATCGCCCATCTCGGGGTCGGCATCCCGAACGGCAGCTACGGCTTCATTTCCGGCACCACCAGCCGCACCTGGTGGTGGTTCGACGATGTGACGTTCCACACCGCCATGGCCGGCGGGACCGCCTGGTCCAGCGCCGCCGTGGCCTATGTCACCGGGGGCTCCTGGACCCGAAGCGCGACGGGGGCCGTGCTGCCCGGCGCCAGCACCAACCTCAGGCTGCCCCTGGTCCGGGGCGTGTCCACCAACGCGCCGGCCTCCGCCAGCCTCATCCTGTCCGCCACAGCGGACGCCTCCGCCCTTTCGGGCACCGTCTACAGCATCGGCTCGGCCAACCTGCGGGCCGAGAACCTGATGCTGTTCAACAGCCGCCTCGCCGCCTGGCTCGGCAACACCGCTGCGGCGCTCGGCCTCGGCGTGACCCCGGATTTCAAGGACATCGCCGTCGTCCAGTGCGATTTCGAGGCCTCGAACGGCGCCATCAACCCCTGCGCCGCCTTCGGGGAGAACTTCGATCCGCCCCGCTCCCACGACAACATCCTGTTCGACTACGTCACCACGCGCGGCGGCACCGATCAGGAAAGCCTGCGCATCAACATCCACAACGATCCGAACGCCGGCGGGCAGCCCGCCAGCCCCTCCGGCCCGCAGGCCAGCTACCGCAACGTCTTCGTCCGCCGCTGCCGCAGCAAGTGGATCGCCATCAAGGACGACGTGTTCGACGCCAACGGCAACCTCGTGCAGGGCTGGGCGAAGATGTACGGCGTCGGCTGGCGCGACCTCAGTTCCGCGCGGTCGCCCGACAACTTCGCCGGCGAGTTCTTCGGCTTGAACTCGCTGCGCGCCAGCGCCGCCGCGCGGCTGATCCCGGCGGGTGCCGAGCATCACGGGCTCGACTGGGACCTGTCCGGCGCTGCCCGCCCGTCTGACGGCAGCGCCATCGCGGGGGCGGTGGCGGCATGAAGACGATCATGGAAATCGCCGGAGTGCTCATCCCCATCGCCTTCGTGATAGGCGGCGTGGCGCTTCTGCTCGTCTAGAGCACCGACGCGATCTCGGCGTCGATGTCGCGCGCCGCGGGCTCGATCACGCGGAAACTGGCATCTTCGATCATCGGCGGCGTCTCGACGGCGCGGGGCAGCGGGATACGGGCGATCGCGGCGTTCAGGGCCGCGGTGATGGCTTCGTCTGCCGGGCGGTCGTGCTGCACCGTGACCTTTGTCATGAACTTCTCGGGCCACATCTTTTCGAGGACCCACTTGATGTTCGCAGAGATCACTGCTGCCATCTTCGGGTCGGCGCTGCCATAGGGGACGCGGGGGTCGCGCACGTCGATCTCGACAAGGATTTCGAGCATCTGGTCGCGGCACTCGAGCAGGGCTTCCTCGAACATCGAAGCCAGCTCGGGCTCGCGCGCGACCAGCGTCTTGACGGTGTGCCAGGAGACGCCGGCATCGCGGCAGGCGCGCGTCGGCAGCTTGCCCATCCGGATGTGGTCGACGACGAGCATGAACTTCTGGTAGGTGTCGGTCGGCAGCACGGGACCCCCAATGGCCAAATCATCTGATCAGGTCGTCAGCGTCGACACGCAAAGACGGCTCGCCGAGAGCATAGCGCAGTTCCGTTATGACCCGCTAGGCTTCGTGATGTTCGCGTTCCCGTGGGGCCAGCCCGGAACGTCGCTGGCGCGGAAAAGCGGGCCGGAACCATGGCAGCGCGACCTTCTGATCGCGCTCGGCAACCACATGATCGAGAACGCTCACAGACGCGAGCTTGAGATCGACATGGAAGTGTGGCGATCGGCGGTCGCATCGGGCCACGGCGTTGGCAAGTCGGCGCTGGTCGCCTGGCTGATCATCTTCATGATGTCGACCCGCGTGAACTGCCGCGGCGTGGTGACGGCGAACACCGCGCAGCAGCTTGAGACGAAGACGTGGCCCGAGCTGTCGAAGTGGCACTATCTCAGCATCACGCGCTCGTGGTTCACGTGGACGGCCAGCAGCTACTATTTCGCCGAGTACGACGAAGATCGCCGAAAGAACTACATGGTCTCGGCGCTGACCGTGAGCCAGGAGAACACCGAAGCGTTCGCCGGCCTGCACAACGAAGACAGCGCGGTGTTCATCATCAAGGACGAAGCCTCGGGCATCCCCGAGAAAATCTACGAGGTCGCCGACGGCGCGATGACCGACGGCGAGGCGTTCTCCTTCGACTTCGGCAACCCGACGCGTCCGGAAGGTCCGTTTTTCGACGCCTTCACCAAGCACGCCGACATCTACAGCCATCTCGCCCATGTCGACAGCCGCGAGGTCTCCCACACCAACAAGGCCGCGATCAACGACATCATCCGGAAGTACGGCATCGACAGCGACGTGGTGAAGTACCGCGTGCTCGGGCGCTTCCCGACCAAGAGCTATGACGGCTTCATCTCGGGCGAGCAGGTGACAGCGGCGCAGGAGCGGGACCACTACGGGGACCCCGGCGCTGCCCTGATCCTCGGGATCGACGTGGCCCGTTACGGCAACGACGACACCGTGTTCTGCTTCCGCCGCGGGCGCGACGCGCGCAGCATTCCGATGCACTCCTTCAACGGGCTGTCGACCACGCAGGTCGCGGACCGGGCGATCGAATTGATCCAGCGCTACAAGCCCGATGCCACCATCATCGAAGGCGCAGGCCCCGGCGTCGGCGTGATCGACCAGCTCAAGGCGCGCGGCTTCCGCATCATCGAAGTCTACCCCGGCGCGGGGGCCGAGAAGTTCCAGATTTACCAGAACAAGCGCGCTGAGTGGTGGCAGCGCATGAAGACGTGGATCGACGAAGTCGGGTGCCTGCCGCCCGATATCGAACTGGCCGAGCAGCTGACGACCATTCACTACAAGCTGAACGAGAAGTCGAACAAGCAGCAGATGGAGGGCAAGCGGGAGATGGAAAGCCGCGGGCTCAAGTCGCCGGACAAGGCCGATGCCCTGGCGCTCACCTTCGCCACGCCAGTCGCCCGCGCCGACCGTCGCAACCCCACGATGGCGACGACCCGTCCGACGGCGGTCATAGACAACGACCCGCTGGCCATGGCATAACCGCGCGGTCGCGAGGCCCGCCCATGTCCTTCCTGTTCCCATCCCGATCGTCGCCAGCGCCGCAGCCGGCTCCCAAGGCCCCCGATCGGTCGTCGACCGAAGTGCAGGCCGCCGCCGAGGAGCAGCGCCGTCGATTGTCGAGCGCGGGCGGTCGGTCGAGCACGGTCCTGACCGGCGGTCTCGGCGTGCCGCAGTCCGGCACGTCGGCTGCTGTCCAGCTTCTCGGGCAGGCGGGCAAGGTGTGATGGACGGCCATCGCTACAGCGACGGCGAATGGGTGCTGCGGCGCTACGCGGAAGCCAAGGTACTGCGCAACGGCTACGAGGAAGAATGGCGCCGCAGCGCCCGCTTCTGCTTGCCCGGCCACGTCGCGCTCTGGCAGTCGTTCGGCAATCCGCAGGGCACCACCGCGGCGACCGGCTCCTATCCGACCGTCGAGGGTACGTTCGACAGCACGGGCAAGCTGGCCCTGCCGAAGTTCACGGCCATCTGCCATCGGCTCGCGACGCCCAAGAGCCAGGTCTGGCACAAGCTCACGGCCAGCGATCCGTACCTGATGAAGCAGCGCGGTGTCGCGCTCTACTTCGACGACCTGAACGGGCTGCTGTGGAAGCGTCGGTACGACCCCAAGGCGCGGTTCTCGTCGGCGCAGACGGAGAGCTATCAGGGCCTCGGGGCCTACGGCAACGGCGTGAAGTTCATCAGCCAGCGGCGCAAGACGCCGCTCAGCCCGAGGTCCGGCCTGCACTATCGCGGCGTGCCGTTGCAGGACATCTATGTTCTCGTCGACGAAGAAGGGAACGTCGATACGGTGTTTCGTTCGATCTGGCTGACAGCGCGTCAGGCCGAACAGAAGTTCGGCAAGGATCGCCTGCCGCCCCGGATCATCTCTGAACTGGCGAAGCAGGTGCAGAACGAAAACGACAAGTTCGAATTCGTCCACGCAGTGATGCCAAGGGGGGATTGGGATGGGGAACGTATGGATGCGCGCCGCTATCCTTTGGCTTCTGTCTACGTGTCCGTCGAGGGCAAGACGCTTGTGGCCGAGCCGTCCGGCTTCAATTCGTGGCCCTACATCATCGCGCGTCACTTCACCAACCCCGGCGCGATTTATGGTCTCGGGCCGGCATCGGTTGCGCGAGAAGCGCTAGGGTCGGCGAACGTCATCAAGAAGACCCTGCTCAAGCAGGGCCAGAAGGCGGTCGACCCTGTCCTGCTGGCCTATGACGACGGCGTGGTCAACGGGACGGTCGACCTGCGTGCGGGCGCGGTCAACTACGGCGGCGTCAATGCGCAGGGCCAGCGTCTGATCCAGGCGCTCGAGCCGGGGTCGTTCCAGTGGGGCGAAAACCTGCTTGCCGACGAGCGCAGCCACATCGAAGACGCCTTCCTGACGAAGCTGTTCCAGATCCTCGTGGACACGCCCGAGATGACGGCGACCGAAGTGATGGAGCGCGTCGCCGAGAAGGCGTCGCTGCTCGCGCCGACGATGGAGCGCTTGCAGTCGGAAGACCTCGGGCCGACGATCGAGCGCGAGGTCGATCTGCTGGCACAGATGGACCTCTTGCCCGAGATGCCGCCCGAGCTGATCGAGGCCAAGGGCGAATACGAGGTCATCTACACGTCGCCACTGGCGCGTTCGCAGAACGCCGAGCAGGTCAGCGGCTTCGCGCGGATCGTCGAGATGGCGACCACCGCGGCACAAGTCACGCAGGACAGTCGCCCGCTGCGCAGGATCAACTTCGACGCTGCAATTCCCGAGATCGCCGAGACGCTGTCGGTGCCGG